TCGTTGTACATCGTGTTGCCCATCGACTCCACGGAGTTGGCTGAGTCAATCGCCCCGTAGATAGATCCGGCCTGACCTGCCGCGCTGAACAGGTTACCTAGGTTGTTTGATAGCCACTCATTCATAGTGTTGTCCTTCCCATCATGGTGTTGATAGATATTTGCTGCATAGATAGCTCCTCGCCTGTGATGACCGCATCGAACCCGACGCGGAGCATTTCCCCTGACCCGTTAAGTGATACCCGAGAGGTCCTAAAGTTGTCGTTTGAGCTGCTTGGCTTGTCCTTGGCCCTTCGGTTGTACTGGAGGTCGGCCCCGAAGCCCCAAATGGCTGTGAGGTCACTGTCGCCTTCACACTCGAACGAGTAGGACATTGTTTTGGGTACAATCGCCTGCATGAGGTTGCCGCCTTGATTTATCACCGCGCTCTCATAGCTGAACGTGTACGGGTTGGGCTGGTCATACCCGCCATACAGGAGCACGCCACGGCTGTTGCGGCCACCTAGCAGTGTCAGGTCCTCGCGGTTGGTCCTGACGGTGATGCCGTCGTACCAGTCGCAGTCAGTCCAGCGCGTGACCCTATAGCCGCCGCTCATGGATGGCTGGCCAAGCTGGAACGCATACGCGATCTCAAGCTCAGGGAACAGGCACACCGCCATCGACTTGGACTTCATGTGCGACAGCCTCACGGTGTCGCGGTTCTCTGCTATGAGCTGCCGAATGGCCGAGGACACGTTCATCGAGGGCTCACCCATAGGGGTAGACTTCTCTTGTATTACCCTGCCAAGAGAGCGCACGCCAAGACTATCGACAAACAGGTGGTCACTACCGATATTGCACATAGCGTCTTGATTAACAAGTCCAACGTCTCGAATCGCGTCCTCAAGCTTTAAGCCTCCCTCGCCGGCCGGGTCGCCTTGGGCGCCCGAGTAAATGAGTATCGAGTGCCGCCCGAATATGATTAGGTAGCCGTTGTGTGCGGCTATGCCCTGTATCTTGTCGTTACCGCTGGGCCAGTATTCGCGGACGTCAATAATGCCCGCCGTATTTTGCGGGTCGTCCGGCGTAGCCTTGCCGTCATACCACTGATAAGGCACCAGAAGATCGCTGTAATAAACAGTATCGTAGTTGCCGTTAACACCGCTAACCCAAAGCCGCCCGTAAGCAGCGCACGCAATATCACCATCAATCTCCTGTGCTATGACCCCTGTGTCGTCCTGCGGGGGAGAGTAGTCAGGGTGGTCGGATAGCTTCTCGGCCAGCCCGTTGTAGTAGAACATTGCAGGGTCGCCCTTAGAGAACACGAATATAGAGTCCTTGAAGGGCACCAGCTGCGCGTTGGTTCGCCCGTGGCTTGGGCGTATGTTGGGAACCTCTCGGAGCCTGCCCGAGTCAATGGCGAACCCCACGTACTCTGTGGGCGCAAGCTGACCGTTTCTGTCTGCGTAGCTGTACTCGCCCTCGCCAAACTCTGAGACGCCGTACCCCGACACGTTGCCAGACTCAAAGAGTCCGGTCCCCACGAGGCCGAATACCACGTCCCGGACGCGGGTGGTGTTTGACTTGCCGCTGTACTCTGACTCGCCGTACTCGCCAAGCCCATACTCTCCAAGCTCATCCTCTGAGGAAATCTCAAGGAGAGAGCGCGTGGTCCCGTCTTCGTTCCACTCGGTCAGGAAGTATTCAGACTCGCCGTACTCTGCCGCAGTCATTGGCGCGTGAGAGGGCGGAATCCACTCGTCGACCTCAACCGAAGCCATCCTCACCACGTCGTAGCCGCCCACTGAGGGCGCCTCGATGTCGCTCTCTGTAATGTAGTCCGCGAAAGCCTCACGGCTAGCTAGGCGGCCTATGCGGTCAACCACGGCGTTGTCCGCCCTGAGGGCGAACTCCGTCTGGGCTTGGAAGGGGGTCAGCTCCGTGTTAAGGCCCTGACCGCCCGGCGCGGTAATGGAAACCTGCTGCAGCGGCTGCATTACACCTGCTCCCAGATATACTCTGCCGGCGAGTTGTTAACGTCCCACGCTATGGCGTCACCGAGCGACGTGCGGGCAAACTCGAGCAGCTCTACCGCTGCGCGGCCGCCGGCCTCTCCACGTTCGCTGTGGGCGAATGCGAGGGCGTAGTCCATGATAGGCGCGTTGGGCACCTGTACAAAGTCGTCGTCACTCTTTAGCTGCATGGGCTTAGCGTAGCCAGTCACGGTCAGGGCCTTCTGGCCCGAAGAAAAGGCGGTGTCACCAAACCTGGCAACCGTGTAGGTGTTGACATCACCTGTGGATGAGTGGGTGTTGTCGGGGGTAGGGTAGACCCTAACCTCCAACGCCCCATCAACCGTTCCCATGGGGCTGTAGTATTGAGGGCTTCCGTTGCTTGGCTGAAACTGCGCGAACTTGCGGGCGTTAACCTCAAGCAGTGGCTGAACGGGCTTGACCCGCGTCACTGAGTAGATGGCAGAGCCCTGGGGAGTCTCTGGCAGGGTGTATTTGCTGACCCCGTGTATGAGGTCCACAATCCAAACCTTACGGTTGGCGTTCCATGTGTGCGCGTCTGACACGCGCCTGTGCGCGTCCTGCACGAACTTACAGGCCAGCCTCTGCTGCGGGTCGTTGTCGGGGTCGTTGACCGACGTTATCTCGTCCTCGCGCATTCGCACAAGCACCTCGTTGACCAGTTCCAGATAGGTCATTAAGCTCTCCTAGTAGTGTCGAGTACGGACTGCAGTAGCCCGCGCTGTATGTGATGCCGACGCTTTTGCCACGGTGTCAGCTTTGTCAGCTCGTTGAGGGGAGTCCACGTGAGGCCCTCGCCGTCACCATTGCCGCCGCCACCTCCTGCGCCTAGCCCTGCAAGCATTCCGCCAAACCCTGCGCCGATGCCGGGATCTCCTGCGCCGTCACCGTTGCCGCCCTTGTTGCCGGTCTCTCCGGTTCCGGTGCCCGTGCCTACCTGAACGCCAGAGCCTGTGTCGGTTCCTGCCCCAGTGCCGGTGCCGTTATCCAGCCCGCCGTTGCCGTTTTCGTTGGTGTTCTGGCCGCCCGGAGTTGCGCTGGGGTTGCCCGATGGGTTGGTCGACCCTGTGGGGTCGCCGCCCCCTGATACGGCGTCGATTATCTTGTCGATCTCCTCTTGGGTTAAGGACCCGCCGGCCTCGGTGCTAGGCTGGCTGGGGGAGGAGTCGTTGTTTGTTGGGGTGCTGCTGTCAACACCTGCGTCTGAGTTCTCTGTACTCGAGGCCGCTTCCTTAACTTTTTCAATTTCCTTTTCAATTTGACTGGCCAGCTCCACGTTGTTGTTGAGTATTGCCTGCAGCTTCTCCTGCTCGAGGTTGGCCACTATGGTGCCCACGGCCGTGTCGGTTGGGTTGCTTGGGGTTCCGTCAGTGCCGCCGCCTTTCTCGCCAGAGTCTAGGCTGGTGTCGGTGTTGTTAACGGGGTCGCTCTCGGATGCCTCCTGCTGCTCCTTGGGCTGCTCCTGCTCAGTCTGCTCGACCTGCTCAGGGGTAAGCTCCTCCGGCACGTCCTCAATAAAGTCAACAGGGCTTGCAGACAGCCCCGGACTTGGCAGTGTTCCCGCCATGTATAGGTGCTTATCGAACTCACTGAGCTGCTCATAGAACGAGCGACGAGAGTCCCCAATCTCAAATGGATTGCCGGCCGTAGCCTCGGACGTGACATAGTTGCCTGTAGCCGTCTCAATGATTGAGGTCTTGCCGTTAATCTCGCCTATGGTGTAGGTTCCGTCCATCTCCCTACCATACTGGTCGAACAGGTAGCTCTCGCTGATAACGTCCTCTTGGCTCATGTTGTCTAGGATCTGACCGGCTGGGGTGGTGTGGTCATAATCGGCCGCGCCGCTGGCACTTGGCCCCACAAACTCGGCGCTGGCCTCATAGTCAAGAATAGCGTTGAGGTCGTTCTCATTCATCTGGTCAATAATGTCCTGATTTCCGACCTGTATCTGCTCCGGAGGGCTGTAGTAGTCGTCCATAGCCTGCTGATCTAGAGCGTCTTGCACGCTGTCAGGAATCTCTCGGTACTCACCGCCGGGGATGATCTCCTGCAACATATCTAAGTTCATGTCGTTAGTAAGCTGGTCGTCAAGGTCCCAGTTGGGACCGCTGGCGAAGTCGAACTCACCGGGGCCTGTCAGGTCGTCTGTCAGGCCGCCGATCTTGTCCCCGGCCCAGCCTACGCCTTGCTCTAGCAGGTTCATGCCTGCGCCGCTCACGCCGCCCGTTAAAGCGCCGCCCAGAACGTCACCGTCAATGGCTCCGCCTATACCGCCCGTTATGGCGCCCTTAATGGCATCGTCAGCGAGATTAGAGCCTGTATCAATGAATCCGCCCAGCATGCCGTCAGCGTTGCTGAGAGAGCCTCCTACGCCGCCTGTGAGGGCCCCTACGCCGATGTCTTTGATATCGAGCCCGTTACCGGACACAACGCCGCCAATTGCGGAGTTGAGGCCGCCGTTAATGGCCCCCTGAGCGCCTGCGGACAGGCCGACCATAGCAGGGGCTAACGCAGCCCCCACACCGGCTGTCAGGGCGCCTGTGACGGCCATCTTGAACAGCTGGCCTCCTAGCCCCTCTACAGACACAAACTCCGAGTCGATATTGTTGTGGTGCTCCGCCTGCAAAAACGCCTGCTCAGGCGTGAGGCTGCTGTAGTCGGTCGGGGTGATCGTTGTCTGCACCCAGCTCTCGCCACTTAATACGCTGCCGCCGCTCCTTTCGTTCTCCTTGTAGGTGTGCTCTAGGGACCCGTAGTGCTGCTCAAAGGCTGCGTTCTCACGCTCCTGCGCCTCCTCTGCCGTTATAGCCCCAGTCGCGTACTGGTTCATGGTGTGCGTTCGCGCAGCGTCTAGGCTGCCTGCCTCCATAAGCGCGTCGTAGTCTGTCGTCTGCGCCCAGTTGCTGACGTTGTTGGCGGTGCCTATCCTCTCGTTTGCTAAGCCTCCGCCGGCATTAAGGTACGCCGCGTCTGACAGCATGTTGTACTGCCCCGGCCCTTGGGTGGGGTTGAGGCCGTTCTGGGCGACCTGCTGAATGGTGGACATGGGCGTGTACTGGGACTTGTCCGTCAGGTCTCTCTTGCTTGAGTCAACAGGCGCCGTGTAAACGCTGGAGCCTGAGCCGACCTTTATGGCGTCAAGCAGGTTCTGAGTGTTGATCAAGTTGTTGTCAGGGTTCTGCATCTCCCCGAGGCGGTCAAGCTGATCCTGAGTCCACCCGGTTGTGTCTATCCCTTGAGAGTTGGCCGCAGCCTGAGCTATGCCCTCGGCCGCATAGCCCTGCTCTAGGGCCTGACCGTTGGCGCTACTGCCCATCTGCTGCATAGCCATCTGGCCATCAGTCAGAGAGTTAAGTACGGCGTTGTACTCGTCCTTGGAGACGGAGGCCATCTCTAGCAGCCTCCACCGAAGGTGAGGCCGTCGTCGCAGTCAGCTTGAGCCTGCTCAGCAACCTCCTCGGTAACCTCCTCGTAAGTCGTACACTGCTCAGGGCCAAAGCCGAGCTGGTCTATACACTGCTCAACCTGGGCAGCAAAAGGCTCTACCGACTGCACGCGCAGGTCGTTAGCAAGGAACCGGGTAAACTCCCACAGGCGACCAGAGGATACGTATATCTCCTCGCCGGTCTGCAGCTCGTAGACGGTGCCGTCGTCGAAGTAGATGGTGTCAGCGGCTGCGCTTGTCGCGGCGATTGCTATCATCGCTATCAGTAGCTTTCTCATTATTGCGTCCCTTTGTCATGGTTGATTTGATCTCTAAGCAGAGACCTAGGCAGATGTCTGCCGATTGGTTAGTTGAAAACTGCGCGCAACCGGCCAAAAGAATGACCGGCAGCACCAGGGCAAGCCTCACGCGGCCGCCTCGAACAGGTCGTCCAGCTGCTCATCTGTCAGCAGCCCCTCAGTGGCCTCAATAAACCACTCGTCGAGCCTGTTGATCGTTACCGCAAATTGGAACCGTATGCCTAGCTCAGGGCTCTCGATAAGCGCCTTAGAGGCCGTGAGCGTCTGATACACGCCCGCGCTGTTCAGGGCCAACCGTAGGTCTTCGTTGGTGGCTGACATCCTCTGACGCTTCTTCTGTAGCTGCTGTGCATCGTAGGCAGCTATCTGCTCATCTACGGTGACAACCTCATCGTCATCGTTGGTGTACTCAACGAACATGGGCTGCACCTTCCACTTCTCTACCCAGCTCCCCTCTACCTGCTCAACACCGTCACGAGTTGCTACCTCATAATCACCTACAGGTGGCTTAGGACTGGCGAGTACGGGGTCAACGCCTAGGAACTCTAGGGTTGCTGATGTCCATGTCTTAGGTAGGCTGGTGTTGGGGTTCTCTGCTTTGAGTTGGCTCTTAGTCGCTAAGGAGCCATCCGTTCTCTTTCTGTACTTCATGTGTTGCTCCTTATGCGATTGCCATGTAGATGTATTCAACGCCGTCTTTGTATATCTGTGAACTTGACGAGCTTTCGATAAAGAACCCTCCTATCTGACCCTGCGGACTAGGAGATATCCAGTTTTCATTAGTGACTTGAGCAGCCGTAGAGTTCAGTTGCAGATACGGGTCATTGCCGCTGGTGATGCCGCGAAGCGTGTCCCAGTAATACCAGTCACCGTCTTCAGAGGTAGACTTGATAAGAACGAACCTAGGGATCGCTGTATCAAAACCACAATCAATCCATTGCCAATCGCCCGTACCCGTGTAAGTACCGATGTCACAGATGCCGGGGACTGAGGCCCATAGCATCATTATGTAGTTCTCAGATGACCCGTTAAGTCCGCTGCCACCTCCTAACGTAAAGTGTGTGTCTGTGGGTAGCACGACGTTTGTGCC